TCAAATGATGTTATCAGCATGAACGGTGGAACTACAGGTGGAGACAAAGGTAGTACAATTACTATCACTGCACTTGAAGACAATGTATATTTAGTAGAAGCTGTGTTGATCGGTACAGGTACTGAAGCAACACCTTTTGCAGATAGTTAATAATTAATTTAGTATGGGGCTTCGGCCCCATACTTAAATTTTAAGGAGAACAAAAATATGAAGGGTGACGTAAAAGCAGTTAGAGTTTCATCTACAGGAGCAGTTTTTGCTGGCAGAACTAGATTAAGAGGAATGATTTTAGCTTCTGATGGATCTGGAGCTGGATCAATAACTTTGCAAGACAACACAGCTAGCACAACTTTATTTCAAGGGGATTGCCCTGAAGGTGATGTTTTTTCATTTAACATACCTGAAGATGGAATTTTATTTGAAGGCGGAATGAAAGTTTCTGCGATTGCTAATTTAGTAGGTGCAACGCTATTGATCGATAAGTAGGAGGTTAAATGGCGAACACTACCTCTGGAACAGTTATATTTGATAAGAATTTTTCTATAGATGAAATAATAGAAGATGCTTATGAAAGAATAGGATTACAGGGCTCATCTGGTAATCAGATGCGTACTGCAAGACGTTCTTTAAATATAATGTTTCAAGAATGGGCAAACAGAGGACTTCACTATTGGGAAGTTGCAAATAACAATATTACTTTAGTTGCAGATCAAGCAGAGTATACTATGTTTAGATCAACAGGTGATGGTACATCTGATGCTACAGCTGTTTATGGAGTAGATGATGTATTAGAAGCATCTTACAGAGCATCAAATATTGATACTCCTTTAACAAAAATAAATAGATCTACATATCAAGCACTATCTAATAAATCTTCTACAGGTCAACCAACACAATATTTTGTTCAAAGATTTATAGATAAAGTAACTATAACTTTATATTTAACACCTGGATCTAATGAGGCAGGTAATTTTTTAAATTATTATTATGTAAAAAGAATTCAAGATGTAGGTGACTACACAAATGCAACTGATGTTCCATATAGATTTGTGCCTTGTATGGTATCAGGATTAGCTTTTTATTTATCTCAAAAATTTAATCCACAACTTGTTCAACAAATGAAACTTTTATATGAAGATGAATTAAACAGAGCATTACAAGAAGACGGTTCTTCTTCTAGTTCATTTATAACACCAAAAACTTATTATCCAAATGTCTAAATTATCTAGTGGAAAATATGCAAAAGCAATATCAGATAGATCAGGTATGGAGTTTCCATATCAAGAAATGGTAAAAGAATGGAATGGGTCTTTTGTTCATATTTCAGAATTTGAAGCTAAACAGCCACAATTAGAACCTAGAAGATATACAGGTGATCCTCAAGGATTAATGAATGCTAGACCTGCAAGAACAGAACCAGCAACACAAAATTTATTACCTAGCAAACCTTTTTCTTTAACATCTGGATCTGCAAATGTTACAGTTACAGAGCCTAATCATGGCAGATCAAATAGTGATACAGTTAGATTTAGAAATGTAGATGGTAGCCCTGGAGGATTAACATTTACAGTATTTGAAAATGCTTCAGGATTTAGTATAAGTAGTGTAACAACTAATACTTACGTATTTGATTGTGGATCAAATGCTACAGTAACAGAAAAATCAGGAGGAGACTTTGTTACAGCAGGACCTGTAACACAGCAAGCATAATGGCAGGATTAAGTTATAGTGATTTAGTTACAAACATTAGAAACTACACAGAAGTAGACGCTAATGTATTAACTACAGCAGTTTTAGAAAACATTATTTTAAATGCACAGTATAGAATAATGAGAGATATACCTATTGATGCTGATAAAAAACAACAAAGTGGTAATTTAGTTACAGGACAAGAAACAATTAATGCACCAGCAGGATGTTTATATGTAAGAGCTATACAGGTTTATGATTCTACTTCTGCTATAACTGGACCAAATGATTTTTTATTAAAAAAAGATATTTCATTTTTACAAGAGTATGTTCCATCAACAGAATCATCTAAAAGAGGCAAACCTAAATATTATGCTATGTTTGGAGGAGCAACAGGTAATACAGATACTACATCAGGCAGAATGATGTTTGCTCCGGTTCCTGATACAACATACAAATTTAGGGTGCACTATGACGTAATGCCGGCTACTTTAGCTTCAGACAATACAACTAATTATATTAGCCTTAATTTTCCAAATGGGCTATTATATGCATGTTTGGTGGAGACATATGGATTTTTAAAAGGTCCAATTGATATGTTGACACTATATGAAAATAAGTATAAACAAGAGGTAGAAAAGTTTGCTGCAGAGCAAATTGGTAGACGAAGAAGAGACGACTACACTGATGGCGCTATTCGAATACCAATACCTTCAGCTAACCAGTAGGAGAAAATATTATGGCAATATCATCGGCAATTTGTAACAGCTTTAAACAAGAGATCTTAGTTGGTACACATAATTTTACTGCATCAAGTGGTAATACTTTTAAGATAGCTTTATACACAAGTTCTGCATCTTTAGGAGCTGGAACTACAGCTTATTCAACATCAAACGAAATATCAAACACGTCTGGATCTGCATACTCTGCAGGTGGTGCAACATTAACAAGTGTTACACCTACTTTAGATTCATCAACTGCAGTTTGTGATTTTGCAGATGTAAGTTTTACTTCTGCTTCTTTCACAGCTAATGGTGCATTAATATATAATGACACGCAATCAGATAAAGCTGTAGCAGTTATCGCTTTTGGTGGTGACAAAACTGTAACAAGCGGAACTTTTACAATTCAATTCCCAACAGCGGACGCATCTAACGCGATCATAAGAATAGCGTAAAGGAGTAACGCGGTATGTCCGTTACTAGAACCTTTACAGTAACGGTGGTCAGCACCGGTTCAGGAAATAAATATTTTATTGATGGTGTACAGCAAGATACAGTAAATTTAGCTGAAGGTTACATTTATAAATTTGATCAATCTGATTCTTCAAATAGTACTCACCCATTAAGATTTTCAACAACAAGCGACGGCACACATAATTCCGGAAGTGAGTACACAACCGGTGTAACTACTAATGGAACACCAGGAGATTCTGGAGCGTATACACAAATTACCGTTGCAGCTTCTGCACCAACTTTATATTATTATTGCACTAATCACTCAGGAATGGGTGGGCAAGCAAATACCGTAGACTCAAGCACTTGGGGTGTTTTACCTTGGAACCAAAATAGTTGGGGACAACAAGATACAATTAATGTTTCACTTACAGGAGTATCTGCTAGTTCATCTATTGGATCTGTATCTGTATCAGCAGAAATAAATACTGGTTGGGGTAGACAACCATGGAATGAAAATGCTTGGGGTATTGCTGGTGATGTATTACTAGATGGTCAACAAGCAACAGCAAGTGTAGGATCACTTTCTCCTGCAGATGTAATCGGACTAACAGGTGTCTCTTCAACAGCAAGTGTTGGATCACCTACAATAGTAGGAGATATAACACAATCATTAACAGGAGTTTCAGCAACTTCTTCAGTAGGTTCCATATCTCCTGCAGATGTAATGAGACTAACTGGAGTTTCAGCAACATCTTCTGTTGGATCAATTACTCCTGCAGATGCCATTGGACTAACTGGTGTAAGTGCTACCGCATCAAATGGTGAAATAACAGTTTCTACAAATCCTGTTATAGACGTAACCGGTATTTCTGCAACTTCTTCTGTTGGTTCTTTAGCTCCAGCAGATGTTATGGGATTGACAGGAGTTTCAGCAACTGGTAGTGTTGGAACATTAACTCCTGCAGATGTAATGGGATTAACAGGAATTGAAGCAACTGCTTCAGTAGCTGCATTTGGTACTGCAACAGGTTTTGGTATTCAAGCATATCAAGCTATTGACACCGGTTCTAATACAAGTTATACAGACGTAGCAGCGTAATAGGAGATAAAAATTATGGCATCAACATATACACCTTTAGGAATAGAACTTCAAGCAACTGGTGAAAACGCTGGTACTTGGGGTACTAAAACTAATACAAATTTACAAATCATAGAGCAAATATCTGGTGGATATACTACACAAGCAGTAACAAGTGGTGGCACAGTTAATTTATCTGTTTCAGATGGATCAACTGGAGCAACTTTATCTCACAGAATGATTGAGTTTACAGGGTCATTATCTGATAATGCAGTTGTTACAATACCTTTAGATGTTCAAACATTTTATTTTTTAAGAAATTCAACAACAGGTGCATACACAGTACAGTTTAAATATGTAACTGGTTCAGGAGATTCATTCACTTTTTCAGCGACTGACAAAGGCGATCAACTTGTGTTTGCTACAGCAAACGATGGAACTAACCCAGATATTGATACATTAGATTTTGGGGATGTTACTCTTACAGGAACACAAACTTTATCAAATAAAACTTTAACAGCTCCAAAAATTGTAGATGCAGGTTTTATTGCAGATGCAAATGGAAACGAACAAGTTATTTTTCAAACAACATCTTCTGCAGTAAATGAAGTAGAAATTACAAACGCAGCTACAGGTAATGGACCGATTATAGGTTCAAGCGGTGAAACTAACGTTGATTTAAATTTAAATCCTAAAGGAACAGGAGTTCTTAAATCAGGATCTTCAGCAGTTAAAATTGCAGGTAAAGAAACTATTTGGGTTCCAGCAGTTGCTATGTATCCTAATACTACAAATGGTTGTGCAGACTTAGCGCAAGTAGAATTATCAAACGGTCCTGAAATTAAAACTTTAGATTTTGACAAAGATTCAGATGAATTTGCACAATTTGCTGTTGCTTTTCCTAAATCATGGAATGAAGGCACAGTAACTTTTCAAGCTTATTTTACAGCAGATTCTACAGATACAGGAACTACATCATGGGCTTTGAATGGTGTTGCTATTGCAGATAATGACAGTGTTAATACTGCATTTGGAACTGCAGTTGCACCAACAGCAAAAGCTCACAGTGGAACAGCAAACGATTTAGATGTCACGGCAGAAAGTGGTGCGGTAACTATTGCAGGCTCACCTAGCACAGATGAAGAGGTATTCTTTCAAATACAAAGAGATGTATCAGAAGATACTTTAAATGCTGATGCAAAACTATTAGGTATTAAATTATTCTTTACTACTGACGCTGCTAACGACGCATAATAGGAGTATAGTATGAGAAAAATAGACCAAATACTTACAGGCGGTAAGAGCACAAAAACTACTACTAATAAAAAAGGTAAAAGTTTCGGATATCAAGTTTTAGGATTTGGATCTGGTGGTGTAGTTAAAAAATTTATATCGGCTTCAGGTGGTGATAATACAATTACTGATGGAAATTTTAAAATTCACGTTTTTACAAGTGGTGGAACTTTTACTGTTAACGAAGTAGGTAATATACACGGTTCAACTACCGTAGATTATTTAGTCGTTGCAGGTGGAGGGGGATCAGGCCGTTATTTTGGTGGAGGAGCCGGGGGCGGTGGAGTAAGAGATAGTTTCCCTAACCCATCAACTGGTGGTCATCCTGTATCTGTACAAGGATATCCTATTTCTGTTGGATCTGGAGGAAACGCTCCTGGTGGTAACACAGCAGGAAATAACGGAGGATCAAGTCAATTTTCATCTTTTAATGGCAGCGGGGGTGGCGCTGGAGGTGGTAGAGATTCAAATGCAGGTAGACCAGGAGGGTCTGGAGGCGGAGGCGGACCGGGAGGTTCAGCGGGCTCTGGAAATTCTGGAGGTCACTCACCGTCAGAAGGAAACCCAGGCGGTGGCGGAGGTGGAAACCAAGGCCGAGGTGGAGGAGGCGCAGCAAACGCTGGAAGTAACGCTCTTCATGGTCCTGGTGGTAACGGAAGAAGTGTAACAATCGCACCTAATTATCCTGGAGGAACTACATTCGCTGGAGGAGGCGGAGGATCCGGATATGGAATTGGATCAGGAGGCTCAGGCGGAGGCGGACACGGCGCACAAGATAACTCTAACTCTCAAGCTGGGACAAATGGTTTAGGCGGAGGAGCTGGAGGAGGATCCGGTCCTAGAACAGCATCATCTGGAGGAAACGGTGTTGTAATGATAAGGTATCAATTCCAATAGTAATTATGAAATATTTTGCAAAATTAGATACAGATAATACAGTCTTAGATGTTATAGTGGTAAAAGATGAAGATGCAGCCACTGAGGCAGAGGGCATAGCAAAACTTCAAGCTGACCATGGTTGGAGTAATTGGAAAGAATACTTTAATGATGGCACTAGAAAATTACCTGCTGCTATAGGTGGTAGTTATGATTCTGAACTAGATGTTTTTAAAGATGAAAAACCATACCCTTCCTGGGTATACGACTCTTCAACAGGACTTTGGAAAGCTCCTGTAGATGAACCTACATTTGACCCTGAAACTCAAAGAGTATATTGGGACGAAGAAAATACTAATTGGGTAGTTGAAACTAATTAAAAATTGTAGTACATATAATCTATAAAGATTATATATGAATAAGATACTACTATCCGAAACATCTCTTTATGGAGATTATCTTCCTGATATATCTAATGTAAATAAAGAAGATGTAAAAAAATTTGCCATAAAAGAAATAGCATCTAACGCAGAAAATTTAAATAATTATCAAGAGTATTCTTGCGGTTTCAATAAAAATTTAAATTGGATATCTTGGTATATTAGAAATAAATTATCTGCAAAGCATAAAATTACTGTAGATTTTATGGGTCATTATTTATTAAAACAAGATCACAATGAATCTACTTTAAAAAGAAATCATTTAGATTTTTACTCTTCAACTAACACTCCTGATTTTATTACAGTTTATTTTATGGATAACTCATCTAATTTTTTAGAATTAGAATATGATGACCATAGACATAAAAATTTAAATTGGACAGTTCCTGTAGAACAAAATAAATGTATAACTTTTAATAGCGGTATTAATTTTTATTTTAGTAAAAATAAAGAAAAAGAAATTTTAACTCACTACATAATAAAATGGCATCAAATAAAATAGATCAAGATCATATTGGAGTTTTTGATAATTATTTCGACAAAGATTTTTGCGAACACTATATTTCTTTTTATAAAGAAATGGAAAAAAATAGACTAGTAATGGAAAGAGAAACTCCATCTCATATAAAAGACGATAATAATTATGATATTATAGCAAATATAAAATATGCTAACAAACAAGGCATAAAAGAATTTAATGTTAACTATACAGCTAGAGATTTTACTGAAAAATTTTTTACAGAAGTTTACCCAATATATTTAAAAAAATATAGTATTTTAGATTTATTTTCTACACATAGTATTCAAGATGTTAAACTACAAAAAACAGTTCCACAAACAGGGTATCATATTTGGCACTGTGAAAGTGGTGATGCTCTAAATAGAAATAGAATCATGGCATTTATATTATATTTAAACACAGTAAAAGAAGGTGGAGAAACAGAATTTTTATATCAAACAAAAAGAATAAAACCACAACAGGGAAGATTAGTAGTGTTTCCTACATCTTATACGCATGTTCATAGAGGCAATCCGCCATTAAAAGGAGATAAATATATTCTGACAGGTTGGGTAGAATTGATTCCAAGTTAATGCTACTAAAAGAATATTATTGGTATTTTAAAAATGCTCTTTCACACAAATTTTGTGATGAAGTAATTAAATATGGAAACTCTTTGAGAGAAGAAACTGGATATATTGGAAAAATAAATTCTGATAATATTAAAACTATAGACAGTAAAACAAAAAAGTTTTTTAAAAAGAAAAGAGTTTCTAATATTGCTTGGTTAGATGAAAATTGGATTTACAAAGAAATAATTCCTTATGTAGATATGGCTAATAAAAATGCAGGCTGGAACTTTAGTCTTGATAAACCTGAAGTTTGTCAATTTACCAAGTACAAAAAAAATCAATTTTATGACTGGCATTGTGATACACTTGAGAGTCCATACAGCGATAAGAATAAACCAGATCAATTTGGTAAGATAAGAAAGCTATCTGTTACATGTTCATTAACAGATTCAAGTGAGTATAAAGGTGGAGAGTTAGAATTTGATTTTAGAAATCAAGATAAATGTGGAAAAAAATTTTTTAGAAAATGTACAGAAATTTTATCTAAAGGATCTATTGTTGTGTTTCCATCTTTTGTATGGCACAGAGTAAATCCAATTACAAAAGGAACAAGATATAGTTTGGTTATGTGGAATTTAGGGAGACCCTTTGTATGAACCACATAGGATTTATTCAAAACATATTTGAATTTGATATTGACGTAAAGCCAAACTACAATAAATTTGTAAAAGGTATTAAGTTACATAAAGATAAAGATAACGATAATAATTTTTATGATCAAGATGAAAATTTTACTGAAAAAACAAGTGAGGTTTTATCACCTTACATTTTAAAGGTATCTAATTTTTTAGGTTTCGATAATTATCATATGAGAAATTGTTGGATTCAAAAATATAATGAAAATGATTTACACAGTATACACATACACTCAAAAGGATTACAAGAATATTCTTTTATATATTACATAGACAGCACAAAAAATTCGTCACCAACTTATTTTTATAATTTAGGTTATCCCTATGTTGAATTATCTCATCACAAAATTTTTCCTAAGAAAGGAAAGTTAATTATATTTTTAGGATGTATTCCTCATGAGGTAAGAAACAACAAAGATAAAAAAAGATTAATTGTAAGTGGTAATGTTTGTTTTTCTAACAGAGGCTAAATGAAAATTACTAAAGAGATAGACGCAGATAATTTATTTTATTTATATAAAAGACCTTACGATGTTTTAACTGAAGAAGCTGTTAAAGAATCTGTTGACTATATTAGAAAGTATAAAAATAGTGCTATGTTTGCAGATCATGGTTGGTGGGACATTGCGTTATCAAAAATAAATACAAAAGGACTTCATTTAGAATTTGGAGTTTACAAAGGAACTTCCTTAAATTATTTTTCTAATATTATATCTAATGTAACATGGTATGGATTTGATAGTTTTTTAGGAATGCAGGAAGATTGGAGAGGTGGTTATTTTGGAAAAGGTTATTTAAGTTTAAATAACAAGGTTCCTAATTTAAATAAAAACGTTAAAGCGATTAAAGGTTGGTTTAAAGATACACTACCTAAATTTTTTAAAAATAAAAAAGATAAGATTTCATTTATACATGTGGATTGTGATACCTATGAATCTACAAAAGATATATTTAATTGTATTGATAAAAAAAGATTACAAAAAGGATGTATAATATTATTTGATGAATATATTGGATATATAAACTGGCAAGAAAATGAATATAAGGCTTGGCAAGAATACGTAAAAAAGAATAGAATAAAATATAAATATGTAGCTTTTGGAGATAGGCAAGCAATTATAGAGATTATATGAAAGTCATAGATAATTTTTTAAATAAAAAAGATTTTAGTATAATTCAAAAAGATTTATTATCTAATTCGTTTCCTTGGTATTTTCAAAACACAGTAATTCTTGAAGGAGATGATGATTACTTTTTTTGCCATCTTTATTATACTGATGTAGTTAACAGTGATTTCTATAAGACACATATAATTCCTATTTTAAATAAGATAAATGTTAGTGAAAAACAACTGATAAGAGCAAAAGCAAATCTATATCCTAGATCTCAAAAATCTATCAAACATTGTTTTCATACTGATAGAGATGATAAACATAAAGTGTGTCTTTTAAATATGAATACAAATAATGGTTACACAGAATTTACTAAAGAACATAAAGTTTTTTCTAAAGAAAATAGTGCAGTTATTTTTAATGGAAATATAAGACATAGAAGTGTTACTCAAACAGATACAAAGTCTAGAATAAATATAAATATAAATTATTATGATTGATTTTAAAAAGAAACATTATACAGTTTTAAGAAAGGTAATTGATAAAGAATTATCTTCTTTTCTATATAACTACTCTTTGTTAAAAAGAGACGTACATAAAATATTAACCAAAACAAAATACATTTCTCCTTTTGAAGATATGCATGGAGTCTTAAATGATAAGCAGGCTCCTAATACTTTTTCAATATATGGAGACATTGCAATGGAAACTTTACTTTTAAGATGTCACAATGTTATGGAAAAAAATACTGGTTTAAATCTTTTTCCTAATTATGCATACATGAGAACTTATAAACATGGAGATGTGCTTGAAAGACATAGAGATAGATACTCTTGTGAAATATCTACAACTATGAATTTAGGTGGAGACCCTTGGCCTATATATCTTCAACCTACAGGTAAAAAAAGTATTAAAATTACTTTAGGACCTGGTGACATGTTAATTTATAAAGGAGATAAACAGGATCATTGGAGAGAATATTTTGAAGGAGAGATATGTGCTCAAGTGTTTTTACATTATAATGATTCTAAAAAACCAGGAGCCAAGGATAACATTTATGATTCTAGAGAATATTTAGGCTTACCATCTTATTTTAAAAGAAAATGAACGAGATAGATATTTTTTGTCAAAAGATATTGTATAAAGAATATAGTTTTGATCTTTCAAAACTTATTATAAATATCATTAAAAAAGAAAAGAAACACGTTAGCAACATAGGTGGTGATCAGTTTAATGTTTTTGTAAATGATAAAAATTTTCTAAATGTATTAGAAGAAGAAGCAAATAAATTAGCTAAAATTATAGGTTGTGAAAAAGTTTTTTTAGATAACATTTGGTTAAATGTTAATAGAAATAAAGACTACAACATGCTTCATGATCATCCAAACTCAGTTGTATCTGGTATATTTTATATAAAAGTCCCTGAAAACTCAGGGGAGTTAATTTTTAGTAATGAAAATTTAATAAGATTTTATCCTTTAAGAATTAAAGAATATAATAAATACAATTCTCAAATATGGAAATTTAAACCAAAAGAAAATACTTTATATTTGTTTCCATCATGGATAAAACACATGGTATCTTCTAATTTTACAAACGAAGAAAGGATATCTTTAGCCTTTAATTTTAGATAATATGTTTTTTATAAAAGATGATAATTTTTTAAGTGACCTTAGTAAAAGATACATACACCAATCTTTTCTAAATGTAGGATTTCCTTATTATTATGGTGGTGAATTAATTATTGACTCTGAAGAACATATACCTTTTTTAGCTCATGTTATAAAAAAAAGAGATGATGATTTAATAAACTCTGATTGTTATCAAGATTGTGTTAACATGGTTGTAGAATTTACAGAGAAACACAAAATAAAATATAAAGAGATATTAAGAATGGCTGTTAATTTTACTTATCCAAATGGATTTGAAAAATGTCCTGTTCATCAAGACCATTCGTTTCCTCATAAACAACTTTTAATTTATTTAAATGATCCACAAGACAAAAATGCTAGAACAGTGATACTAGGAAATAACAAGAAATATGAGATTCAACCACAACAATACAGGGCAATTTGTTTTGAAAACAAACCTCATTTTCATTATTTTCCAAAAGTGGGAGAGCGTATAGTTTTGGTCACAACTTTTAAGTAGATTTTAACCCTATCTCATTATATAATGTCAAGACTATGCTACAAAAAATAGGCTTTCAACCAGGATTTAATAAACAAATTACAGAAACTACAGCCGAGGGACAATGGGTTGGTGGTGACAATGTAAGGTTTAGATATGGCACACCTGAAAAAATAGGTGGTTGGAAACAATTAGGTGATAATAAATTAACCGGTGCAGCTAGAGCATTGTTTCATCTAGTTAATAAAGAAGGTATTAAATACTCTATTATAGGAACTAACAGAATTTTATATGCTTACACAGGTGGTGTATTTTACGACATACATCCTATAAAAGCAACTACAACTTTAACTAACGCTTTTACAACTACTAATGGATCTGCCGAAGTTACAATTACTTTTTCAACTCCACACAATTTAAACGCTAACGATATCGTACTTTTAGATAACTTTACGACAATTACAAATTCTAATTTTAGTGCATCAGATTTTGATGATAAAAAATTTATGGTTACATCGGCTACAGCACTTACACTTACAATTACAATGCCATCAAATGAAACTGGGTCAGGAGCTACAACATCAGGAGGTATTAGAGTTCAATCTTATTATCCTGTTGGACCTGCAGAACAGTTAGCTGGATTTGGTTGGGGTTTAGGTTCTTGGGGCGGTGAAGAAACAGGAGCAACTACAACAACTTTAAATGGTGCTTTACTAGATGATACCGCAGGAACAGGAGGATCAGGAACTTCTATTACATTAACAAGCACATCAAACTTTCCATCTTCAGGCACAAATTTTATTCAAGTTGGTAATGAAGAAATATCTTACACGGGTATCTCAGGAAATGATTTAACAGGAATTACCAGAGGAGTTAGAAACTCTACAAGGTCTGGACACTCTAGCGGTGCTACAGTTACTAACTCATCAGACTATGTTGCATGGGGTGAAGCTGCATCTGGTGACTTAGTTCTTGATCCAGGTCTTTGGAGTATTGATGCTTTTGGTAAAACTGTAATTGCATTGATTCATAATGCAGAAGTTTTTCAATGGAATGCTGATGCATCAAACGCTACATCAACACGAGCTACAATTATATCTGGTGCACCAACTGCATCAAGAGACATGATAGTATCCACACCTGATAGACACTTAGTATTCTTTGGAACTGAAACAACTATTGGTGACAAGACTTCTCAAGATGAAATGTTTATAAGATTCTCAGATCAAGAAAATATAAATTCATATACACCTACCGCAACTAACACAGCTGGTACACAAAGACTAGCAGACGGATCAAGAATTGTAGGAGCAGTTAGAGGTAGAGATGCTATCTATATATGGTCAGATACATCTTTATTTACTATGCGTTTTGTTGGATCACCTTTTACTTTTGGTTTTGCACAAGTTGGCACAAACTGTGGATTAATAGGACAGAACGCTGCGATTGAAGTTGATGGTGCTGCTTATTGGTTTTCAGAAAACGGATTTTTTAAATACTCTGGTAATCTAGAATCTATGATTTGTTTGGTAGAAGATTTTGTTTTTACAAATTTAAATACTACAGCATCACAATTAATTAATGCAGGTTTAAATAATTTGTTTGGTGAAATTACTTGGTTTTATTGTTCTGAGGGTTCAACAATTCTTGATAGATGTGTAACTTATAATTACTTTGATTCAACTCCACAAAGACCAGTGTGGACTACAGGCACTTTAGCAAGGG